GAAGCTGCTCGGGTACGGGCCGTCCCCAGGGCACGCACATTTCGAGGGCCAGCATGAGCACCAAGGGCCGCTCGAAGCCGGGGGGGAGAATCACGGTGTCGCTGTAGTTGCCGAACTGGGCATACTGCACATAGACCCACAGCGAGAGCGTTCCCGCCGCTGGCTTCGGCGTGACATAGAGCGTGCCTTGCGGGTAGCCGCGGTCCCAGGCGACATCTTCAATGTAAATGCCGGTTCGAGTCTTGTCTGGGATGGCGACGTACTCTTCAAAGGGAATGACGCCCGCCTCCTGCTCAACACCGTTGGCCGCGAGCACCGAAGCCGATTTGATCTTCATAGTCTGGCAGCCCTGCGCAATGGGCGTGCCTCCGGCTACAGCGGTGAGAGCGGTGGAGTTGAGATTGATGGTAACGGAGGTGTTCGCAACCAGCGCCGTGATGGTGTACAGGCCATTCCAGCCCGCTTGCAAGACGCCCTGGATGATGAGCGGTCCGCCCACGTACATACCCGCCGTGTTCGCGACGGAGAGGACAGCGGACGCCGCCTGAGTCGCCGCGGTGATGGCAATGGGGTAAGCGCCGAAGAGGTAGGAAGCCGCGCCGCTCAAGGTGATCTGCGGATTCTTCAGCCCCAGGATGGAGAGCTTTTTCGCGGATAGCGAGTCGAGCAGCCGGTTACAGATGCGCAGCGCGAGCGACTCATCTTCCGGGGAGATGATGTCGCCCGGCGCATAGGCGAAAATGTAGTAGAGCGCATCGCTTAAAATGTCACTGACAAGCGTAGCCATAGTACGTTACCCGTAGAACTGTGAAGCGGCCTCCCGGTGTGTCATTATCGGGTCAGTGGATTCTAAAAGATGGGGAAGCAAATCCGACGATGAGAAGCACGCGCATTCTCAGATGATGTTGCGTGCCAGATGGGGTGAGCCAGGAACCCCGTATTCCCACCACGGCGGAAGTAACCGGATTCAGAACGCTGGTGTAGTTCGTGGTGGTTGCGCTGATTATCAGATCGGAGTACGCAATCTGCGCAGCGCTCTGTTGGCTGAAATCCGTGCCCGGCGAAGAAACCGAAGGATCGAACGCTCCGCCGCTCGTGTCCACGCCGGTAGTTCGCACGTCCCACTGGAGAGTGACTGGTAGAGCAGCGTTCCCGTCATGGCAGAATACCGCCATCAGGCCGGCAAGCGCGAGAAATAAGGAAAGCCGTCGCGCCATGTCAGCGAGGCTCCCCGAACAATTCCCGCTCGACACGGCACAGCCGCTCTTCGATACTTGCCGCGAAACTGATTTTTCGCAGCAGGTGCGTGCTCTTGCGCGCGTTCTCCAGAATATTTTCTAACTCGCCACATGTGATGCTGGCTTCCAGATCGCGGGCATCGCTTTTGATCCGGTGGGCTTCGCGGTTCAGTTCTTCGGTCGCGGTCGCAATCGCTCCGAACATGCTAAATTCTGTCTGCATTTTGTCCTTTCCTCCTTACATGTCGCATTCCACCACGATGTTCACCTCCGTGGCTGAAGCCGCAAAATGGCGGGTGCCCTGGATCGAACGGCCCAGACAATCTGCAACTGCTTTGTCGCTCATGTAACGCATCAAAGCGCAACCTGCCTATGGATGAATGGCGGCGGCGCATCCTGCATTCCTAGAGGTCTTGCTGACGCTGATGGCCGCGCTCGAATGGAGCGAACGCGACCCCTGGTTTTAGGATTTTGCTTTGGGCTTGCGCGCTTCGGCGTCGAGCTTCGCCACTTCCTGCTGCTCAGCGCCCGAGAGCGGAATATCCGGGTCGTCCTGCGGTTGCGGGAATGGTTCGATGGTCCAGCCGGCCGCGAGATGCTTGTCGAGTTCCGCTTGATCGGCTACGCTCTTCACTTTCGCCTTGAGGTGGTGATAGACCGCGCGCGGAAAGTCCTGGTGCGTGTAGGGCTGTTGGGGCGGCTTGTTGAGGTCGAATTCCTTGACTGGCTTGGGATCGTCATCCTGTTTTGCCAGCAGCGTGCGCAGGCTCAATATCTCTTCGGGAGAGAGCTTGTGCCTCGAATCGGTTTGAATTGCCATGTTTTTTCCTTGTGAGGGGACGCCATAGATCGCCGCTAAGGCGTCCCGCTTTTGATCTGGGGTCAAGCCGGTTCTCTCGGGCGGCGACTCGAAAGAGCGTTGGGGCATGGAGAAGTTACAGGCCGGAGTGCACGCGATAGGCGACTTTGACCACCGCTGATCCGCCGGTGCCCACTGTCATGTTTCCGCCCGCCAGGCTGAGCACAATGGCTTGGTTCGCGGCGCTGGTTTGCGCCGTGGCGGCGAGGGCCGAAGGCAGTAACATCCTTGGGAAAAAATGCAGGGCCGGAAAAGGGAGAAGTGAACCGGCCCTGCGGAGGGGAAAAGCGTCAGTACACGTACAGATATGGTCCCACGGCGGTGGTGAACGACGTAGGCACGGTGAGCGCCGGGATGGTGCCGAAGGTAGCGCCGGTCTGTCCCTTGGTGAGTTCGTTGTCGTTCACGCCGGTGATGGCCATGCGCACGGTGTCCGAGCCTACCGAGTCCTGGAAGCACCCGAAGTACCGCGCTGGTCCCACCGCGTAATACGGTGTGGTGAAGGCGAACTGCTGGTAGACGGAGGAGGTCGCGGTGACCACTCCCGCAAGCGCCCCGTTTGCCAAGATATTCCCCGCCGAGTCATAGAGAATCGAATAGCGGTTGTCGTTGGTTACGGTGGTGCCGATGAGGAACGCCAGGCCGGTGATGTACTTGTTGTAGGGGAGGTCGATTTCCGTGCAGTAGACGGTCGTGGCGCCCACGGAAGTGCCGTTGGTGTTGATCGAGGTATAGGCGGTCGCACCCGGAGACGGAAACGTCAGCCGGAAAGCGGTGTTGGTGAGATACGTGGTATCGACGCCCGTCACCCACACGCCCCCTACGCAATCAGAGACGTGCGAGTTCACCACGTTGATGAAGGGCAGGTACAGGAGATTGCCACGGGTGCAAGAGCCTTGCGGATCGCCGCCGGCCGCGCCTGACTCTTTGCCGAAGAACGCGGGCGGAGGCCCGATCACTACCAGCGCGCCGGAAGCGTGCGGACTGGCTTTCGAGGGCGAAAGGCCGCGCCGCACGGTGATGGTCGTACCGGAGACTGCTTCGACGGCCATCAACTCATTGTCGATCCACAGGTCTGTGTTCGGCTGCAAGTTGGTCGGGGCCGTGATGCCGGTAGCCGACGCCACCACGATCTTCTGGTTTTGCGCGGCTTGAGTGGTTGAGGAAACCGCCGAAGACAGCGTAGTGATGGTGAGGATGGTTTGGCCGAAGGCCGGGAGCGCGAGAAGCAGCGCAATCGAGAGAATGGTTTTCTTCATGTTGATTTTTCCTTTCGAGAAGGGCACGCGCGGAGTTGCCTCCGCGCTTCCATTGCCCCGAATTACGCGCCTACGACGCAAACTGCACCGTTATCCTGGTACAGGTTGCCGAATCCTCCGATGGAGTCGAGCCGGTTCACTTGCGTGGACCGAACCGGGTCCCAAGCCACCACTTTTCGCACGGCCATGCCGGTATCCGGGTCCATGGCTTCGCCGCGCTGCTCGACGGCCTTGGGCAGATAGAGCTTGCCCGCGACCAATGCGAACGCGAAACGCGAGAGCGCCAGGCCCACCGTGCCGGTCTTGCCGTTGGGTGATGCCGTGCCGGGCCACAGCGTCAACTGCGCGGCGTTGGCAGGCAGAGCATCGACGTTCTGATACTGGCTGCCAGGGCCGTAGATGGGCGGCAGGATTTGGACGGTGGTATTCCCGTTCAGCGTGTAGTTCTGCACCACCGTGAATTTTTGGGTGGTCAGAGGACCAGCGCTGCGGTACGTCATCGGGTTGACGGCGTTCACGTTGGCGATGGAGAATTTGTCGCCCGCGTTCAGCGTGTCGGTGCCGGTGGTCGAGCTGATAATCAGCGAAGTGCCCGACTGATTCGCGCCTACGACGGTAACGGTGCCGGCCCAGGTCCCTGCGGTCGTTGACCAGATCGAGTTCGACTCGAAGAAGTCAAAGCCGGCGAGGCGGCCCAGGTAGCCTTCCTTGAACATCTGGCTGATCTCGTCGCCGGGATGGAAAATCGAGGTGATGTTGCTCCCCAAATTTTGCATCATGCTCGATGAAATCAACATGCAGCGCTTGCCGGGAGGGCAGGCTTTCTGCATGAGCTGCTGGCGTGCCTGATAGTAGGTCTGAACCGATGTCGGATCGGTTCCCAGCACACCCACCAGGTTCGAGGCGTTCTGATAGGCCCACTGCGCGGCTGAGGAATCCCAGAATTGCGCCATCGCTGCCGCGGCGGGGTCCCAGTAATTGTCGCGCAACTCTGCTTCGGTGCGCTCTAGGTTGACTGCTTTTTCGTAATCGTCCCATTCAAAGCCGATCTGCGCCCAGATATCGAGAGAGACAGTGGTCGAAATGCGCGCGATGCCCTGCGGGTTGTAGCCCATGCCCTGGGTAACCAGGAAGCGCTGGGGAAACTTCACGGTGACGGTTGAGCCGGGTGCGAATTCGCGCTTGAATTCTTTGTCGTAGTCCTTGCTGAAGTATTCGCACACTTCGAGCTTGTTGATTAAGAGGCGAAGGATCTGCATGCAGACCCAGTTGGT